TTTTTGAATATAGTTAAAAAAAAACATTGAAATAAAATTTAACTATTAGCAAAATAGGTAATTACTAATAACCGTAAATTATCACTTACGATGATTAAAGATAAGCAAATTATCAACTTACCTACAATACGGACCGGAAACTGAACCATGGCTGACGATGCAGACGTGGCTCAGGGGTTCACGGAACATTATTTGAATTTGGCACTGAGCAGGATCAAGGTGCCAGACCGAACCATCCCTAGTGCAGAACATTGCTGCATCTGTGATACACCCATCCCAAAAAAACGGCAGCAAATTTTACCAGGCATTCAAACCTGTGTAGACCATGCTGGCTGGAAAGACAGCTGATGGAGATGCCTGTGAGCGAGTACTGCCAACAACTGGACTGGGTGCGCCTTCGAATTTTTCAGGCGCACTCGGTACATATAAAGACCAGGGGAGACGACGGCGTTGCCGCTTATGTGATCCCTGCCGCTCACACCCGCAAGAAAAACACAGACGAACACATGAGTGGCGATATGAGCCGAGTGAAAGCCCGTGAAGTACGCAAGGGCAAAAGCGCTGTGCTGTTGCCGCCATGGGCGTTTGATGACACAAAGATTGTCCGCGCTGTTGGCCGCTTGCCAGACACTGAGCGCCGGTGGGTTCGCTACGCCTATAGTGGCAATTACACCTGGGATGATGAGTCAGGTATTGTTTTTGACCTATGGGAAAAGCTTGCGCCCCAGTTCACAGGCCTGCGCGGAAAAACCCTGGCGAAAGTCAGGGGTATGGTTTATCTCGCCGTCCAAAACTATAAGTCTGTCCGTACCCAAGGCAAGCCTGCACATACCCCTGAACGCATTCGCCAGCTGGTGGAAATACCAGAGGGCAACTGGCGCAGGGATTGGCTGCCGCGCTGGAGACTAATGCGAACCGAACTGGCCAGCATCGATCATGCTGCCCTGTCGTCAATTTTGGAGGTGGCCGGTGACAGAACCGAATAGCCCAAACCCATGCCCTCACTGCAAAGACATCCCGTCGCTCAGAACAGACTCAGCGACGGGATTCTTTATGGTGGCGTGTATAGCCTGCAAAGTTTACACAGAGGCGACATCCAGCAACGAGGCCGCCATTGGCTACTGGAATAACTTTGCCCAGGAACACCGTGCCTGCTTAGGCTGCGGAAGCCAGCCAACGATTAAGCACAGCAAGCTTCGACAGATGTGGGTTTATCAATGCACCGGTTGTAACTGGCAAGGCAACCTAAGCCACTCATCACAGGGCGCGCTCTGTGACTGGCATCGCTCAAATACGCCTGGCGACATGCACATCATGGAGCTGTGGCAGATGAGAGCAGCGGAGCTTCAGAATCAAGCATAAACATTTACACAAAAGAACATTTACACAAAAGCATATTTGCACATTCACAGAAGGACCGACGAAATGGAAGAATTCGCAAAACTGTTTAACACCGCAAGAACGCAGATCCTCGTTGTACTGGATGACACTAGCGATGCAGACTTATCGCAGATCACACTGACGGCAAAGCCAAAAGGTGGGCAGGCGATTAAAATAGTCGTTGGCGGCTCTGGCCCAGCTGGCCGTGAACGGATTAACCATATTTTCAACATCATGGACAAGCAGGCAGCACTGAATATTGTGCTTCCTATGTTGCCAGCTCCGGAGGCTTTGTTATGTACAGTTTAACGCCAGGCATTGAATCAAAAGAGCGGATATTGCTGCTGCTTCAGTTAACAGAAATCACCAGCGAGGATATTATTGCTGCTCTGGTGGATCACCTCGAAAGAGGTCTGAGTGTTACGACCTCAGCTGCGCTAAACAACGTCCCGCAGCCGAACGTCAGCCGCGCCTTAGCTACGCTGAACGAAAAGGCCGAAATAGTTGAAAAGATAAAAGAGCATGACGAAAGAAGGCGAAAACAATATCAGTTAACCGATATAAAAAATAATAAAGAAAACAGCTCAGGCGTAAATGAGTAATGACACAAAAGCACAAATGCACAAAAGCACAAGTAAAATGGCCTGTGCCGGAACGCGACAACTTAGTCTATATTACCGCCACCGCACTGGCCTGCAGCCGTAGCCCGTCAGCTGTCTATTTTGAGCAGGCGCTCAAGTTTATGCACCGACATATTGATAACCGGACATCACTCGGCCTTTGCTGTATCGCTCAAAACGCCGAGCTTTTATCAGCAAAAAAGATACTGCAGGTAGCGTGATGAATAATCAGCAAATGCACATCAACCGCTATGTTTTTGGGAAAATCACGGACGATATGTCAAGCGGCCCCCTATCGATGTGGCGACAGTTTGACGATAAGCTACTCAAATTTTTTGCTAATGAGATTTTTGAAAAAGCGCCTGACTTTTGCTTTGGGGCTTTCGATGTGGACAGAGTGACTTACTCTGTTAGGTGTTTAAAGCACTCGCCTAACCAGCGCCAATTTATCCTGGACGCATTAGACAATGGCAGTCCATTTAGGCTGCTGCGTGACGTACAAAAAACAGGCAGTTGACACTTTGACACGCTTTGAGGTATCTTTCCGACATATTCAGCTAAATTGCTAGAAATCTAAACAACCCGCTTCGGCGGGTTTTTTGTTGCCTAAAATCCGGAGCCGCCATGAACTAGAAAACACCCACAGCTGAAGCAGTAGCATTCAGCCAGGATAGCTTGATCCTTCATTCAAGAATTCCCCTCGCGACGTATCCTGGGAAAGGTGGCCGTAACGGCAAGGAACAGGTCCGGTTAGCGCCCGGTTAGCGCATCAGTAAGCTATGACAACATGAATTTTATGAAGCCCGCATTTTGCGGGCTTTTTTATTGGGGGTAATCGTGGATCTCAACACATTGATAGCTCTCCTGACTTTAATCGTCGTCGTCGTTGGAGCCGTGGTCGGCGTACTTTGGTCGCGATTGAATGACCTAGGCAATGCGTTAGTTGATGAACGGGTAAATGTCGCAAAACAGTACATCACCTCCGTTGAAATGGACCGACGCCTGGAGCAGGCCATTAAGCCAGTGGAGAAAATGCTGGAGAAGATTGAAGAGCAGAATAAGCAAATTTTTGCAGCAATTACACATGGTAAGAGGATGAGCGATGGCTAAAACAGAAACTAAGACGGCCGCAATCACCAAGGTGATAGAGCGTGAAGGAGGTTATGTATTCCACCCGTCAGATCGTGGCGGTCCGACTCGTTACGGTATAACTCAAAAGAAAGCTAAAGAGTTCGACTACACAGGCCACATGGCTGAGTTTCCCGTCGAGCTGGCGTACCGCATTTACGCCGCTGACTTTTGGGACAAAATTCGCCTGGATGAAATTGCTGCCATCGATGGCCAGCTGGCCACCGTGATTTTTGATTTTGCTGTGAATAGCGGTGTTTCAACTGCAACGCGCCAGCTGCAGCGTCTGCTGAACGTTCTGAATCAAAAAGGAACGCTTTATCCGGATTTAGTTGTAGATGGAGTCCCAGGCTCAAAAACGGTTCTGGCCGTGACTGATTTTGCCAAAAAGCGCGGCTCTGAAGGCACTAAGGTGCTGACTGAGTCGCTTAACAGCCTTCGCATTGAGTTTTGCGTTCGCATCATGGAAAGCGATGAAAGTCAGGAAGCATTTGGCTTTGGCTGGTTGCATCGCATCGTCAACCTTTAGGAGTAAATAGATGAGCTTAATAGCTGTCGCCCTACAATTAGCCGCATCAACTGGCCTCGCTGGAAAGCTTGGCAAATGGATTGGCGGAAAGAACGGCGAGGCAGTTGCTGAACAAGTGATCAGCATCGCCCAGTCAGTCACCGGTGAACCTGATCCCGAAAAAGCGGCGGCTGCCGTTCTGGCCAATAAGGCCCAACTGATGGAGTTTGAAGAGCAAGTCTTCCAGCGTGAGCTGCAGCTGGAGAAGCTGTCCCTTCAGAACGTGGAAAGTGCGCGCAATCTGCAGATAGTTGCGCTTAACCAAACTGACGTATTTAGTAAGCGTTTCATTTACTACCTGGCATCAGCTTGGACCGCTTTCGCTTTTATCTATTTGCTGGGCATTACGTTCACTACAGTGCCAGAAGCTAACGTGCGCTTTGCTGATACGGTTTTAGGCTTTCTGCTTGGCACCGTGATTGCTGGCATCATCGGCTTTTTCTTCGGTAGCAGCATTGGCCGTGACCGACCAGATGAGCCACAGCCCTCCCTCAGCTCGGCGCGTTAGCCATGCTCGGCTTCATGAGCGCAAAGCAGGCTAAGGCAGCAGGCTTTACACATCATGGCAGCCATTACGGCATCCCGGTTTGGATTGGAGACCCTGAAGGTGACTTCATGGTCGCCACCAAGTGGGCGCCTGCTGAACTGCTGATGACTCTATTTCATTACATCGAGGGATTCATCCAGTCAGTTGTCTGGCCTGATGAGGAGCATGGCTTTCAGTTCGCACTGGGTCAGGCCATCGATGCGGAAGGTAACAACAGTAAATCATAAAATCAGGAAAAAAATGGAAAACCAGCACCGCAAAATTAAAGGTTATCGTGAACTCTCTGCATCTGAAATCGATTTGATGAACCGCATCAAAGATAAGGGCGCTGAGCTACTGGCTTTACAGGCAGAACTAGCAGGCTCATTAAGCACAGCTTATGCAGAAAAGCTTAATGCAGCAGTGAAAGCACAAGAAGGTACAGGCTTCAGCATCTATCAAGGAGCGACTGATGAAGCGATTGAGTTCCGCCGCTTCAGTGATGCAGAACCTGAACGCTGGGCCAACATCGGCAAGACCGATATACAGACTGGCTTGATGGCCATGGTGCGCGCTGTAGCGCAGCCAGCTGGCGTCTAAAACCAATTGCCCTCGGGTGCAAGCTCTGAACCAACATGGCTCAGGCCATCGACTGGGGCGCACCCCGGGGCAAAAAAGGTACTCCCCGGACTTCCAACAGAGACGGGTAGAAGACTCGCGGCCTTTACGACATTGAAGATTTTCGGAACAAGTCCTTTCTTCTCTTCTGCGGAGGAAGGACCAAGCAGTGTTTAGTTGACGCCCAGCCAGTGATTTTGGCCGGGCGTTCTTTGTTTTAGGGCTTCACAGTAGGCTTTAAAACAAAGGACCAAAAAGAAACATTTGAACATTTGCACTTTTGCGCTTTTGTCCTTTCTTACAGGGTTGTTTATGGGTCTGAAATTTAACAAAGCCACCTTTGCCCAGCTCATTGGCAAGTCTCCTCGCTGGGTTACAAAGTTGATAACTGAAGAAGGGATGCCCGTCGAATCGGGTGGAGGTAAAGGGGTTGAGCTGGTCATTGATTCTGAGGAAGCAATCGCCTGGCTTATCCGTGAAGCTCTGGCCAAAGAGCTGGGAATGCGTGACGGAGATGATGCACCCGCATCAGGCTCAAAAAGTGAAGAAGAATTACTGCTCATTAAAGCCAAGCGGATCCAAGAAGAAATAAAAGCCAAAAAAGCCCAGGGACTTTCTATCGATTTAGAAGAGCTGAAGCCGGTTCTTTTTGAAGTCGCCAACATTTTTGGCCAGCAATCTGATGCCCTTGGGGGGCGTATTGCCTCGGAGTTTGCCAGCATAAATGACCCAGCCATTATTAAAGCCAGGATGCTCGAAGAATCAAGACGAATTCGAGCTCAAACCGCTGACCGCATCTATAAGTTTATTGCTGAATATCGTGGCTACGACAGCGGAGATAGTGACAGCGCCACCACCGAGGGCAGCTGACGAATGGGCAGAAGCTAACCGCATATTGCCGCCTGGCAGTCCGGAGCCAGGTCCTTTCCGTTATACCCGAACCCCTTACATGGTGCCTGTGTGCCGCGCCTTTGCCTCCCCAAGATACAAGCGGGTTACGTTTGTCATGGGAACGCAGATGGGTAAGTCAGCGACCATGTTTAACGTGATTGGGTGGCGTCTGGATGATGACCCAGCGCCGGTGATCTACGTTGGCCCAACGCAGTCGAACATTGACAAGGTGGTCGAGCCGAAAATTGCTGAAATGTTCAGGGAGTGCGACAGCCTGAACCGCAAGCTGAAGAAGGAAAAAGGCGAAACTTCAAAGCACCGGAAAAACGTTGGCGGTGTTCACTTGCGTTTAGCCTGGGCAGGTTCAGCCACTGAGCTGGCGTCTGACTCGGCCGCGCTGACACTGGTTGATGAAATCGACAGACCAGATGACAACGCCAGCGGCGAGGGTTCACTAGAAGAAATTGCCGAAGCCCGGGGCGATGCTTACGCAGACTCTAAAACGGGTTATACCGCGACCCCGACAGAAGGGCGCGCCGAGCGTTACACGCACCCAGTCACCGGTCACACACACTGGGCCGTGACAGATCCAAAACAGCTATTTTCACCTGTATGGCGACTATGGCAGTCAGGCACCAAGCACGAATGGATGGTGCCGCACCTTGATCCTGCTTGTGGCGAGTACTTCAGCCCATCCAGTGAACTACTGTGGTGGCCAGGCAAGGGTACTGATGCGGAATGCACCCCGAGCCATGCCAGTCGCCATGCCAAGCTGATTTGTCCGCACTGCGGCGCTCAGATTGATGATTCTGAACGAAGCCGCATGAACGCCAGAGGGGTGGCCGTTGCTCCAGGGCAACTAGCCAAGTCTCACAGTGAAGGTTTTGTGTCCATCACCCAGGGTGATCAGGTGCATATAGTGCCGTACTGGACAGCCGTTGAAACGGATGATGGTAACGACAGTTTCAGCATATGGGTCAGCGGCCTTTGCTCCTTCAGCGCAAAAAAATCATTTGGTTTCCTAGCTAAAAAGCTGCTGGAAGCCATCAAGTCGGGCGACCCTGGCAAGATGATGGCTGTACATAACACCGGTTTTGGTGAAGTGCATAGCGCCATTGGTGACGCTCCAGCCTGGGAAGAAGTGTACGAACTGCGCGACACCTATTCAGCTGGTCAGGTCCCAGAAGGATTTGACCAGTTGATCTGCACGGTGGACGTGCAAAAAGACCGAGTTTATTACGTGGTCAGGGCATGGCGTCCAGGCATGACCAGCCGTCTGGTTGAATGGGGTGAAATCTGGGGCGATACCGACAAGCCAGAAGTCTGGGACGAAGTCGCCAACCTACTGGAACAAGAGTGGGAAGGCCGAACGCTCAGCCTGATGGGGGTAGATGCTGGTTATCGCACTGATGAAGTGCTGATGTTTGTCAGAAAGCATAAGGGCCGCACCAGGGCGCTGATGGGATTTGAACGGCTGTCAAAAGCGTTTCGGATGGCACGGCTCGAAGTAGACACCAAAGGCAAAACCCGTAAGCACGGCGATAAACGCTGGGACTTTGATGCTGGTTTAGCAAAAGCCTGGGTTCATAGCCGAGTTCGCTGGCCAAAAGGTCAGGATGGTGACTGGCGCTTACCTGCAGACGTGTCGGAAGAGTATTGCCAGCACATTGTTGCTGAAGAATACGACGAAAGCACAGGCAAGTGGGTAAAGGTCGCCAAGCGTAACGACTACCTAGACTGCGAAGGCATGAATTATATGTGCGCTCGAATGCTCAGGATTGACCGTAAAAAAGCCCCCACAGACAAAAGCGAACCTGTGCCAGATGATGAAAAACATGATCTGCCCAGCGATTCAGACGATGAACCAAAGAAAACCCGCCCAGTGAAGCGCCGGTCAACAGCTGCCAAGAGGCGGCCGCGCCAGGGCTTTGTTGCTCGGGGTAGGAATAGCAGATGATCCCTCACTTAATTCAAGCTGGCATAACTGCACATTGGTCCCAGCCATTGCCTGATGGCTATCCGGGCCATGAGTTCAGCTTCATCCTGCAGGGGCCACAAAAAATCACAGTAACGGCCAGCATTGATGGCCACCAGCTGGTGGTCAACGCATCAGCTGCTGTCACTGCAGAGTGGCCTGCAGGTAATTACAAATATCAGCTGCAGGCTGCTCAAGGTAATGACCGGCACATCGTTAGCCAAGGGTTTGTGCGTATCGAGCCGGACTTTAATGCGCATGCCGGAGGCATTGACGTGCGGAGTCACGCACAAAGAATGCTGGAAGCCATAGAGCAGGTGCTATTAGGCCGGATAACTAAGGACGTTGAAGCCTATGAAATAGACGGCCGTAGCATCACAAAAATACCAATGCTTGAGCTGATGACGTTGAAAAAGCAGTACATGAACACGGTCCATATTGAGCGCCGAAGAGCGCAAGGTAAACCGAGTTTCCGACCCAAAATTGTCAGACCAAGGTTTAGGACATGAGCGAAGAAAAAGCAAAAAGCCG